AACGTTATAGTCATTTCAAAATCTGCACCTTGTTCTATAGTAATATTATGTTTTGCTGCTGCCATTACATTCCTCTCATTTCTTGTTTAGTACGATGTCCTCTTATTCTTTTTTCTAGTTTTTTTAACTTTCTTCTTATTTTTATTTTTAGCTTTCCCCATTTTTTTCTATTCCTTCCCATATTAAAATGAATGTTGAGTTATTATATAGTTAGTACCATCTTTGCTTTCATTAATATACTTTTTAGCCATATTAACACAATTTTGGTACTCTGCTCTATAATAAGATGCTTTATTTGCATCTCCTGCTTTTACAGACAACTGCTCTAATACTTTATACATAATACCGTCATGAAATTGTGACGGGTATTCTGGAGCTAGACCTATATTTGTAGTAAACTTAGTACTTTTAGCTTCATAATGTATTTGCAATTCATCAGTGCTTTCTAATTCATTTGCAACTAGCGATGTAATCTTATTTTCTTGATAATCATACTCGCCTATAATTAATTTATAATCACGTATAGCCCAAACTATATCATTAGTAGGCCATTCAAATTTACTTGCTTTTGTTGTCATGCTGGGTCCGTATCTGTTAAATCTATATTACCTATAAATCTTTTTACAGGTTTGTTGTTAAAATCAACTCTAGTAACTTTTAAAACTTCTTCACTATCAGTAATTCCAGTAAAATCTGAAAAACTATATCTTCTTTTGTCTGCAACAGGTGACATTTTAGCAGTTTTTTGCAATAAACCTTTAGTTTCTTCGCTAAATTTATCCATAGCTCTATTTAACATAGCTCTTATTTGAGTTTCTCCTATGTCAGGATAGTCTTGTTGAATCATTTCTATCATTTCTTTCTGTTTCATTCTTCAGCCCTTTCTGCTGCTTCTCTAGCTCTACTTCCAGCTAAAAAAGTTGATAATGCTTGTGCGTATTCTTGTTGTAAAATTTGTAAATCTTGCATTTTTAATCCATGTTCTTCTGAATCATCTTGAAATTCGTTTAACTCAGACAATCTTGCTTTTACTGCTGTTTTTAAAATAATTAAATGTTCTATTTCATCTGGAGCGCCTACAAAACTAGCAGCACTCATATCGTCATTAAATATTATCGTAGGATAGTCTACTAAATCTACAATACCTTGATTTGCATGAACTGGTAAAATATATACTTTTCCACCTCTTTTATAAAATACTGGAGATTCATCGGTGGCTTTATAAATAGAGTCAGAATCATTTGCTCTTGCTGAATTAGAAGCGTCTATTTCTATTGCTTTATAATTACTTCTTCTTACCCCTAATACTCTAGAAGAAGTTACTGATGCGCCAGCACCGTTTGCATCTTGCACTTCTTTAGACATTACCCATAACATTTCTTCTGGCAATACATTAATAATTTCTTTGGCCGCATCAGATGCAAATTGACCAATAGCTGTGTTATCTATAGTAACATCAGACAATAAATCTAAAATTCTGCTTTTTATACTTGTTGCTCCCATTTTTTTCCTTTAGTTAGGGGGAGTATATTGCAACTCCCCCTGATTAACTTAACTATGCCTTAAATTTCAAGACAGTGTGTGTTTCTGGTAAAGAAATTTCTAGACCTGCTTCTGTAAGAATCATGTCTTTTCTACCGTCAACATTGTTTGCTTGAACATTAGTCATAATTTGAGTATCTCTTGATACACCGTTACCAACTAGTGGTCTGTATGCTAAGTTCTTAAGGTCAATAAGAACAGCGTAATCAGCCCATGGTCCTCTAAATAGAGGCTCATGAACGAAGTGTAAGTTACCATATAAAGTACTTACTTTAGTTACGTTGTGTCCAAATTGTCCTGGAATGTTAGCAATATCCATACCGCTACCTGCAGATGAACCTACGCCAGCCATAGTATTAGCTAAAAATCCACTACCACCTAGTTTATTCAACCAAGTCATAACTTCTCTTGAAGCTAAAACAAGCTTATCTCCACTATTACCTGATTCTGGAGAGAAAACATCTTCCATCATTTCGATAAATGTGTCGTAAGTTGCTTCTGATTTGTCTACCATCTTAACCTTACCGTGAATTTCAGTGTAAGGTAAAATACCCCAAGTTCTACGAGCTGGACCTGAAGCAGCTTCGTCAGCTCCTCCAATTCCAAACAATAGAGCGTGCTCAAGGTCCATCTTATGTTCCATAAGTTTTTCCTTGTATACTCTCATGTACTCGTTAGAATCGCCACGGTATCTTGTAGCTAATGAAGTACCAGAGAATAGAGGTACTGCAGTCTTAAAGATTTGACAGTATCCTTCTCTGTTGTAGAACTCATCTCTCCAACCGTCTGGGTCAGTTCCTGCTTCTACGTGTGATGAACCAACTACTTGACCAACAGCGTCAGCTAATAGTCTAAGTTTGGAATTAGCAACTGGAGCTACTTCACCTTTAGCAGTTGCGTTTGCTCCGTTATTTCCTGTTGGTTTGTACATAGCTTTTAAGAATGTACCACCAATTGTGGTATTACCAGTAGCTGATGCATTAGAACCTGCAGCTGTTGGGTCAAACCCTATTCTGTAGTATGCAGTTACATCAAAACCGTTACTTCCATTAACTGTAAAAGCACTACCATCAACAGAATAAATTCCGTCAATTGCAATTACTTGTCCAGCTAATAAGAAAGGACAGTCTTGTCCTGCTGTTTCTCTACCATATACATCATATCCACAGTCTACTGCTAAACCATTATCTGCAATAGCATATGCTCCTGAAGAATATACTGCTGCTACTGTGTGTGCCGTTTTCACTTCAAAGTTTCTACGTTGCCATTGGTGTCTTTTTTCCAAAAATTTGAAAACAGGGTCATCAGTAGGCTTTTTAGCTACTTTTGATAGGTATGCGAAAAACGGTGATTGTTCAGGTGCTAATTCAGCAACTCTTTCTCCGAAATTAAAAATTCGTCTTGAGTCGTCAATTGAGACACCTTGCATTGTTGTTCCAGGTGTTGGATTATAAATATTTCCAGCAACTGGAGCTACACTTGTTAAACTCGCCATTTTTTACTCCTTATGAGTGTTTATGATGACTACCATGGGTTGACTTTCTTATGGTCACCAATCATAGCATTCATCAGTTCGTCTTCGTTACTTACTTTTGGCGATTGTACACTAACTCCTGGCTGTACACCTATTGGCTTAGGAATACCTAACTTATCTTGTCGTTGTTGTAATTGAGCTTGTTTTTGCTGAGCTTGTGGACTTACTTGTTTTGCCTGGGGTGCATTAGCACCAATATTCAGCTGATGTAACTTTACTAAATTATCTAACGATAAAGATTCAGGAGATGACATTGTATCAATAAAATTATTAGCCATATCTGGAGTGTATCCATATTTAGCTTGTAAATTATTAATAGTGTCTTGCTGTTGTTGCATAGCTTGGCGTTGTGCCTGCACTTCTGCAATTTCAGCATCTCTTTTTGCATCTCTTTCTAAGATATAGTCATTCATAGACTCCAAATATGTCTGATTCTGCTCTAAGTATTTAGCAGAAGGACTTTCTGGGTCTGCCAGAGCCTCTGAGTGATTATAATCAGTTGGCTTTGCAGGTTTTGCTGGTTTAACTACTTCTGGAGCAGTTTCCACAACTTCCTCTTTTGTAGACATTTGAGCTTTCATTGTTTCCAATTCTTGCTTCATAGCGCCTATTTCTTGATTTCGTTTATCTGCCTGTGACTGCCAATATTCAAATTGATTAGGGTCACTCTTTGCATCAGCAATAGGTTGAGTACTTAAAGGTTCACTCTCAACTGTGGGTTCTGGTGTTACCTGAGGTTCTGTTCCTGCATTGAACGTATTGTCAGATTTCATGTTGAACACTTCGTCAAAAATGTCTTCTTGAGTAGGGGTTGGGTCTACAATCGAATCCGTTCCCTGCTCATCTATTACTGTGTCGTTTACTTGATTTTCCATTATTTCTCCTTCCTAACTCTCGTCTTCATCAAATATGGTTTGAGCCTGTTTGATTTCATTCGAGTTCATTAGGTTTTTTCTTTCATCATTTAACCTAGCTTGATATAAGCTGGTTGCCGCTTCAGCCCTATTAGATATTTTATCTAACCCTGAACTGAATTTTTCTACTTCAAGTCGTTTTTTAGCGTGTACTGCTTCTCTATCTGAAGTTTGTAAATCGCCTTTGACTTGTTTTAATTCTGATTGTAACTGTTCTATCATTGCAGCCATTTGTTGCATTTGCCCTGCACGTTGCAATACTCCTTCTACATCTACAAGTTCTGATTTCTTTAATACTTCTGTTTGGTCAATTAAGCCCATCTTAAACATTTCCATGTAAGTATTAAGTAAAGCCATTCTATTTGTAGGTAATGTAGAACCTGAAACAACTACAATATCATATTTTCCTACACCAACATCGTGATATTTAATAACATCTTCATTATCCATTTGTTTGTAAAAATTAAATCTTTCTTCTGTTTCTTCTCCGTTAGGTTGAACAATTCTAATAACTTTTTCTTCTGTATATAATTGTTGCATTAACGGTACACATACTTTAGCTAATTGATTTAAACCGCTTTCAATATCATCTCTACGTGATTTAATTCTTCTTTGACCAAATTCATCTACAACTATTGTTCCTCTATAAGTAGTTGGAGCATTAGATGCGCCACCTTGCATAAGTTCATAGATACCAAAGCCATATTCTAAATCGTATTTAGCATCTGCTTCGTTTTTATATAATTCATTGGGAAGAGGCACTGGCCCTGCTACAATAGGTGCACCTAGCTCTGCGTCAAATTCAATTACGCTTGTTCCTGCTCTTCCCCACTCTTCTTCTACCTGTCTTTTATCTACACTACCTCTTGGTATTAACAACTTAACATTAGTACTTGTGCTAGCGTGTGCAATAATTAAAGAGCGAATTTTATTAATATATTCTTGTAACGGCCTATAGAGTCTTACATCTGATTCTGGATAAGGAGTTCTTAAATGTATATTCATAATAGGAACAATAGGATAATCCTCTACTGGTAATATTCTTTGATATAATAATTTGTCTCCAACAGAAACTACCATTTTAATTCTTGGTACTTCTACTGCATTAGCAGTTATTTCTCCTAAACCAATTAATTCTTCTGTTGTTGTAGGTATAAATATCATAGTAGAACCAGGAATAGCATTTTCATCTTCTTCTCCTGGAACTTGTATTGGCATTTGAGGTACAATATTGCCCATTTCATCAAATTGGTCTTCTGGCATACGATAATGCCAAACTGGTCCACCTTCTTCTATAAGTTCAAAAATATCTAAAACAGCTTCATTGTCAAAAATAATAGTTTCTTCTCCAGTAATTTTTCTAACACGAACGTACATTTGTTGACGATAAGTATCTGTATCGTCTTTGCTGTAAACATATTCTCTATTTGAAAAAGGTTCAAAAATATTATAATATGTATGAATTTCTTTAGTATAACGTTCTAAATATCTTCTTTTAGTATGAGCTCTGTCTTCTTGGTCTCCGTCAAACATTTGTCCTTCGGTAGATGCTAAATTTGTAGTTGGTGCATTATCGTAGACATCTGGGTCTTCTGCTGAATTTTTAATTATTTCACTATATTCTGGATAAACAGATTCTGCATATTCGTCTGTCATGTAATTTGCTACAATAATATTTGCAGCGTCTCTAGCAAAATGGTCTTTTGCATTTGGGTCAAGATAAACATTTAAAGGATTTAATTGTTTTATGCAAACTTCTCCTTTTCCATTGTCTTTATCTGGGTCTTGATATGTCTGCAATACACCCATTCCGCCAACATAGTAATCGTCAATAACTTGTTTTAGCTCCATATCTCCGCCTGATTCTTGCCAAATCCATTGAAATAAATCAGAAAATACTTGAGCTGTTTTTCTATCAGAATCTTCTCGACCCGTAGAACGGAATTGTGGTGAATTATAAGTTAATAAGGCTTTTGCTGTTTCTACAATCGGGTGAATACGATTGACAACTATTGGTGCTTGTCCTCTGCTTTCTAAGACTTGCTGTTGGTCTTTTGTCCATTGAGCTCCTGCTCTAAAATGGACACTTTCTTGAAATTTTTGAGCCCAAGGTTCACGAGAGCTGTCATATTGGATGAATAACTCTTTAGTACGCTGGACTTCTTCATGGATTTCTTCTTGTAATATTTCTCCAGATTCATAATCAAATATAAATTCTAAATCCTTTTTACTCTGTGTCCTTGACGCTGCTTGTCTTTTTTCTCTTGGCATGAGTTCCTTCAATAGTTATGTACCCTTTTGGTACTTTTTCATAGAAATTATCTAAAATTTCTTTAAATTTATTATTAGACATTTTATATTTTTCTATCTTTATTTTGCGACTCATATAACTTAAGAGTTTATAACATTTTTTAATTAATTGTCAAGAATTATTTCACATTATTCTCCAATCTACTTTTTTTGCATTCCACCAGTCTATATTTTCTTTAATTTTTTGTTTTTTACCAGATTCATGGTTAGGTATGTATGCATTTTTATTTGCATAAAAGAATCCGTCTAACAAGTCATCGTTTTTTGCTCTAGGATATAACATAAGTTCGTCTTCAAACTCTGTCATATCTTTTCTCATAAACACTTTATGATTTGCAAATAAAGGTTGTAGACTTTCTAGTCGGTATGATTTTGAGGTTCTTGGGTTTTCTTTTACTTCTAGTCCAGGAATAAAAAGTCCCAATTTTTCTGATTGTTCTTTGATGTATTGTCGTAGCATTTCCTGATAACCTACGGACTCAATACGTGTTTTAGTACTTCTGTAAAATTTAAAATTATCTATAATAGCATCAGCTAAATGTAAAGGAGTAGCTCTTTTGCGATAATAAGGTAATACAAACCTGTTATTGTCTTTATCAATAGCTATATTAAAAATAACTGAATAATCAGCAGTTTTTTTCGTGCTACTTGCAGGGTCCACGCCAGTGAACACGTTCACGGGTCTCCTCTCGTTTACTGCCTCACCATTTAGGTTCGTCAGAACGAGTGTCGACAACCCTGCTGGGTCGGTTTCTATTGTGCCGTCATAATATCTAAAATCATCAGGTCTAAACAAATTATCTTCGTCACCTACAATTTGACATAAATATTCTCTGTAAAATACCGATAAACGATTAATAGAGTCTAGTTCATCTTTCTTATCCCGAAGTTTCTCTATCGGCCAAACTTCAGGCCATAAAGCTTTACCTTTATCCAGGTCGGGTCTAAATTCCATAGTCTTCCAACCTTTCATATCTTTTAAAGTTTCAACCAAACACCTTTGGTGCTGGGGAGTACCGATAACACATATCTTACCAGTAATGGGGTCCAAGGATGGAACGCCAGATTGTAATAGCCAACGAAGATTAAACTCCATAGCTTCTGCTGTTTTTGTATTATTTTCATCTTCAGGGTCATCCAGAATAAGTAATGTAGGTCGTTGGTTACCATGCTTAATACCTCTAATTTGTTGTCCTGTACCTTTACATATAATTACAGAACCATCTTTTAATTCAATTTCAGTGTTAGTCCATTTTCTAGCAGAGTGTTGTCCCCAATAACCAAAGAAATACCTAAACTCTTTAGAATAATCAAGCACATCTTTAATTGTACCTAATAACTTTGTAGCGTGTCCCTGTGTTCTAGACACAAGAACTACCACTTTCACGCCTTTAGTAAACATTAAATGAAATAAAGGATAAACACCAGCAACAATAGAAGACTTAGCGTGTCCTCTAGGAGCAATAATATTAAGCTGCGTACCTTGACGTTTTAATATTTCATCCGTTATCTTGCTATGAAAGTTAGGAGAGGGCGAAGAAAACATATTCGGCATAACCATTCGGCCGAAAAGCAACATATCTTGTTGCATATCAAGAAGAATCTCTTGTTTTTTATCCATTTTAGTCCTTTTCGTAAATATCTACTTCAATACCCATATCTTTTGCTACTTCTACTAGTGTAGCTAAAAATATCTCAAGATTTTTTTTACTTTTGGCTGCTATTGTTATCAAATGTTTCATTATTTTCTTCCAATGGTTGTGTTTTAGTTGCTTTTAGCTTTTTCTTAGCTGATTCATAGTTATCTGCTATCTGATGAGTAATATCCATCTCTAAAGTATCGGTTTGAGTCTTAGCTTTAGGCTTCATATCTAGAAAATCACTTAATTCTTTAGCTGCACGTATCATATTGCCTGAATCTTCTTTTACTTTGGCAACATCTATAGCATCTTTAATAACATCAAGGACAAATCCTTCATCTATACCTTTATCAGTAAGAACTTCTTTCATTTTTTCTTCAATCATAGCTTTCATTCCTTTTGTTTTCAATAATCTTTTAACGGTTGCTACAGGCTTTTCTTGGTCTGGCCTATATATTTGCCCTAACTTTTCCCAATCTGGCGATTTACCTGCCATTACGTAAGTTATATAAGCATCTGCAAGGTTCTTTGCCCTGCGTGTTTGCAATTCTTTATCCATGTGAGTCTTTGTACTAGCTCCCGTGTAGTTTCCAGTAGCATGATGTTCCAAAAAACTTAACTTACTGGTACTAGTTATCCACTGTTTACCGTAAGGAAAGGTACTTTCAGTACCAGTCTTGTAATCTTTCCTTTGAATACACAATGAAACATACCCATCATCAGATACACCGTACTCTCCTGGTTGAGTATCTTTCCAATGGGTATATTCTAACCCTAGCTCATCAGCTTCATCCTGATAATATACTGGGTATTCCATAGGGATAAACTTATTTATCTTCAGTTTTCTCTGTATCGTCACCATTTGGCTTATCATCCAGTTTTAATTCTTTTTTCATCCACTCTAAAAATTTCTTTTCATCTTTTTTAAAGTGTATATACATGTCTTGAACCTTTTTAGCATTTTCAACTTCCATGCGAACCATTTGGATCTCCATGCCTAAAGAATTAATAGTTCTAATCATGTCTTTATTAGTAGGTTTCTTTTTCTTGCTTATAGCCATAATACTCCTTATTTCTTATAAACCTTTTCTGATGCTGAGATACCAAACGAACCTAATGTTACCCAAACAAAAGAATTGTAAATATAATCATTAATCAATAGTTCAATCCCAATAATACCCATTATTAGGTCAACTATCCCAAATACACACATAAGTGCAAATGAAAGAAATCCAATGATATTCTTTTCATTGTAGTCATTATCGTCTTTAAATAAGTTCCACATATTTATTTTCCCCCTTTATAGTACAAGTAGAAGTTTAAGTTTAAGTCCATACGAATAAGCTCTTACGTAGATTTATTTATCCTTAAATAAATAAATCGTAATACACTAACGATAGAGCTTATCGTTTTATCTATATAGCTTACTCTTAAGAATCCATACATATACTAATCCTTCTCTGTTTTATCATTTTCGAGCTTGGTATTTTCCATATCTTCTATTAAGCATCTAATTTCCATTTCCGCTGTTATGTAATCATATATCTTAATAGCTTCTTCACTAAACTCTTTTTCTGACACACGTACCCATTTGTCATTTTTTTTATCAAAATATTCTAGATAACGCTTTACTGCTTTTCTACGTGTTGCCATAAAACAATTTATAAAAGGTTGAGAAAAAAGTCAATCCGTAAAAAATTGCTGTAGATTGCGTGTACTTGATATAGTGTATAGCCACCCCCCTTTATATGTTTATGCAAACGGTATATTTCGTTGAAAAAGCCCAACGAAACATATCCATCGCATAAACAAGGTCAAAACAATCGGTATGCACTGGCGTGTAAACATCGCAGTGCACAGTATTTTATATGGTTTCCTCTATAATGCATCAATGATTTAAGAAATGGCAAGCATTTCGGGACATCGTGCCTGAAAACATTGCATCGTGTCCTTGTTAAATCATATCACATTCTATATTAAACCATACATACAAAGCAATGTAGTAAGTCAATCTCTTCTTATTTCGGGAACCCTGATAGCATAAACACGCTATCTTCCCAAAAGACATCAGAGATTAACTTACCCTCTATCTTAAATAAATAAAACAAAACATTCATTCTGTTTGGTTTGCATCCCTACGCTTTGACGATATATGCACACCAATGGCTTTTAGGTGTTTTTCCCACAACAACAAAAACACCAAAGATTTAAAGATTAAGACAAGAGCAAAACAAACACAAGAAGGTTGAAAAGTGTCCCGATAACTCTAAAGTTATTCACTCTTGTCTTAAATCTTTATATTTGTTTTAGTAAAACAAAACCCTAAAACAAACATACTTTTTGGGAAAAGTTTAATGTTTCCCAATTAATTACATTGTAAACCCATTTAAAGAAAGGACAAAACAAAATGGATAAAAGTAATTTCACATACGCAGTTAGGCGTATAAATGAAAACTCTGGCGACTGGGAATTAATCAAAGAGCATAAAGAGTTTCAGCATGATGATAAATTTATCGTGCAGTTTAATAAAGATGTCAAAGGCACAGATAGTGACTTAATTGACTTCTTTGTTAAAAAAGTTGATTTGATGAATAAAGGTATTCTTGCGAAAAAGAAACTTCAAATTAACTTCAAGCAAGAAACCAAAGGCTTAAACAAAGGAACTTATAGCAATGGCGATAATTATGTCAAATGCTTTGGTGTCTTAAGTTATGCCCAAGGTTCAAACCTTGTAGAAACTTTGGATTATTAAGTTTCAATTTGTCTTGCTATGCTTTAATTAGTGTAGCAAGGCAAAAAAAATTTCGGCTCGCTTCGCTCGCTCTATAAAAAGATAAAACAAAAGAAAGAGAGTAATTATGGATACATATGTGTTTATACCTCATTACAAAGACGAAATTATTGAACATCTTATTGCAAAACTTGGCGGAACAAAGTCATATTGGAATAAGAGAAAAAAAGAAAGTCTTGGTAAATTGCTTTGGAAAGTTAAGAAAGGCTATGTGTAATAAGCATAGCCTTGCAAAACAAAAAAAAGCAATGTAGGGCTGGCTTATACTGGGTACAACTAACCTTCCGAGCATTACAAGGTACAACTAAATATTCGTTGTAATTTAAAAATTCATTTCATTTTTAATATCACCATCAATATGGAGGTGATGTAAAATGAAATAACATAAAGGGTGTATAATTTAGTCTTTGACAACCGCTACGAATCGATATGTTCGGTCAATATAAATCTAAAGAAATACATACCAATTTGGCTGTTTATAGCATGAACTCATTGTGAGTTCTATAAGTCTATGGGCAGCCAAAACATTTTAGATAGATAATAGGTCAGAACACCTAACATTCTATTTGGTTGTTGTATCTATTATTATTGTTATAGATAGAGCAACTTGTTTAAAGTTAAGATTTAAAAAGCATTATGTTAGTTAAAGTAGCTCTTTAACTGATGTAAGTTTGCAAACTTGTATATTGGGAACGCATCTTAGCGTGCGAAATTAAGCCCCTACAAGTATATATATTCTAGACATAGTATTGCATTATTGAAATCAATATGTGATAACTGGTGTTACAGTAATATATAGTATGTTGCTAAGCTATGTAAGACGATAGTAGCTTAATATTTAGTAAATGTGTAGAACACAAGGTCACTAATGGCGAGCCTTGCTACACCTACAAACAGATACGATGTATAATGTCAGAGATGACAATCAGATTATATAAGTATTGTTAGGTATAACAGTTTGTAGTGCTAACGAAATCCAAAAAAGGGTTTCAATTGTAAATCAACAACATAGTAGGTAAACTAAAATCCTACGCAGACACATTGTAATATACTTACTGAACTGACCCGAAGCGGCTTAATTGCTAACACAGGCTTCAGTAAGTATATTTACATTTTGCAAGATAAAGAACAGTGGCTAGGTTCGCCACGGCAAACCATTCTTGCAAAAGATTTTTATTAACAAATAAAAGGAGAGTAAGGTATGATACAAGTACCTATAATTGTACTTTTGGTGATTGGTATGTGCATCATGGGTATAATGGCTTTTACTTACGAATATGGTAAACAAGTGCGTGAACTTAAAGAATTAAAAAGAAAAGTTCGTGAAAGGGATATAGAGTTAACATATGAAAGATTTAGAAACAAGATTGGTGAAACCAGCGGTAGAGAAAAACTCAACCCAGCCATCTTTGAAAAAATCAGTAAAAAAAAGTAAAATAAGTGAAGAACATACCATAAATAACACCAAGTATAGATTAATTGAAGAATGGGAAAGTGAAGACGCATTCTTTGACTATGTTGTAGAAAAATTTAGATAGACTTGGTGTCATACAAGTTGGAATAATCCAATGTTGTGGGAGTAAAGCGGTTAAACAAGGTAATAGTGAGTGGTTCGGGCCTTTTGGAAATCCGATTAAATTAATTCCAACAAAGCCACTGCTACAATCTTGAGATTAATCGCTTTATTTTGTAAATTTAAAGAATAATAAGGAGACATCATGGATAATAATGATAAAATTCTGAAGGAATTAAACTATTTCTTTGACGAAGCAATAGTACCAATAACTGATGAATCTCGTGTAGAGATACACAAAGCTGCATTTGCTAATGCAATCAAAAAAAGGCTCAAAAAAGGTGAGGCTTATGTTCCACAAATACCTATATATCCAAACGATGAAGGATTTAAGGATAGAAATTTTCTTAAAGAATCTATTGAAGAAATATTGGATTATTTAGTGTATCAAACCTCAAGATATTTATGTAATCAGTTTTATGGTGCAGAAATGCCATCAAATGCTGATGATGATAGATATATTGAATCAAAATTTAATGAGTTATGTCTTGTTAAAGCAATACATTTGTATGCACTAATAAGCAATTATCACAAGTTAGATAAAGCATATTTGTTGCATAAAGAAAAACAACTAGAAGAATAGTCGGTTAGGTTTCAACCACGGCGTTGGTAGGTATATAGGAATTCCATTTGCAACGAAGCTATATAGAGTCTATGGGATAGCTAATTTTTATACCTACCTAATTCTTCATTAACCCTAGGAAAACTATGAAACAAGTAGAAAATACATTGTATTTATTAATTCATTGGCCTGAAAGTCAAATATATATGGATACAGAAAAATACCCTAATGCAGAATATGCATTAAATGGACAAGGTGAGCCAGCTGGTTCAGTGTTTGTTCCTTTTGAATATGTAGAAACTGAAAATAAATGGAGAATTTATCACCAGTTTAGTGACCAATTTAATAAATACGAGGAAAGCGAATGAATATATTAATTGCAATAATTAGTGGTATCACACTTGGTATAATAATTACCATGGCACTAAAAAGAAGAAAACGTGATGTAGAGGATGATGTAGTAAAGCAAATAATTTTGCATAAAGCTATATATACCAACTATGACAACTATAAAAATAACCTAAATTAAGGAGAAATAATGAATCAATTAGAAAGATTTGTGTATTACGTAGTCAAAAATTTTAGAATGCAAGACTACTCAGTAAGAAATTGGGATGGATTAAGTAAATTTAAACATTACATATCTTATTCTTTATGGCTTTACGACTATATGGCAACAAAACTAGATGCAGAAATTATTAATGTTAAAAGCAAAGAATATTATATAACTAATCAAGTTTTATTAGCTATGGATAGTGAAAATACTTATGTATATAAAACTTATTACGATAATAATGAGTGGCCATATACATTTGAGTGCGAATTTGAATTAGATGATACTTCAATGTCTTACAACGAAGAAAAGGAAACACCTGGAATTAATTTGTTAAATAAACCAGAAATACCTACAAATGAAAGAGTTGAAGACAATGCACAAGAATATTTTAGAGATGAATATATCGAAGTAAGGTTAACTAATGAAAGTGATGAAGCCGAATTAGATGATTACCAAATACATCGTAATATTAAATTACCAAAGAACGATATGTTAGTTCATTGGTTAAACCTAAATATATCAGAAGAAGATGAATGGGATATGTCAGATAACGAAGAATATGACAAAGTATCAAATGTTACTGGCTCAAAATTTGTAGATGATATGTATTCTAAATACCAAAACTTTGTTTGTTTTGGTACTGAAAATCCAGACGCAGAATCATTGGCAAGAGTTAATGATGTATATAAAGATTATATCAAAAATATGCAAATAACGCCTTTAATGTTCAGCAAACCTGATAAATCATAATAATATTAATCTATAGAGCGGCAATAACTGGTCCAAAAATGGAATATGTGAGCTGCTCTATAAAACTTGGAGAAATAATGGCTAAACAAAAGCAATTAGATGTTGATAATTTTGGAAATGTTCAAATTATCAGAAAGCAAAAAGACGATTTTCAAAAACCTAGGCAAGGCAAAGATTGGTGGAGTGAAAGTCAAGCTATAGATATGTTTAAAAAAGCAGAAAACGATGGCAAAAGGCAAAAATATTGGAATTCCATTATTGAACATACGCCAATTAGAAAAATGGAAATTCAAATTGATGGCTCTGGAGATTCTGGAGGAATTGAAGATATTGAATTGTACGATAAAGCTGACAATTTAATAGAGTGTAAATATAAAATTGCAACTTTTCATATGCTTTTTAACTTAAACAACGAAGAATGGGATAAACTTAAAACTAAACGTGAGTTAGATGATGATTATAAAGCAGATTTTCGTCAATTATCTAACGATTGGAGTGATTCACGTACAACATACACTTTAGATAAAGAAGGGTATGATGAATGTATGAATGATTTTCAAAAAGCGTTAAAAGATGGTTGGACATTGTTAAGTATTGATAAGAACAATCCAACTTGGCACTTTAATGATACATATGTTATGTATCAAAAAGGTTCAACTGTAGCAAATCCTTATAATGCTGGTTGGTATAGCTGGTTAAATGAAAAAGCGCAATTAATGTATGAAGGTTGTAAGCATTACAATCATCAAGCTCAAAAGAGTGAACACGCTTTAAGTTTATTTGTTGATAGTATGTATTATGGAATATTACCTGGAGGTTGGGAAATTAACGAAGGTAGTAGTAATAAAGTAACTATAACAAATAAAAAGATAGCAAATGAAAACTATCCTATAATTAATGTAGACCATTATTATTATAGAGAAGATAATGAAAATTATGAAATAGATAGTCACGATTTTCTATCTTATATGAAACACGCAACTTCTGAATCTATGAAATTTAATTTAGATACGAAGAAAGGCTCTGATGAATTTTACGAATTTGTAGAAAAACTCAGAGATCGTAGGTACCAGTAATGGACCCTTTGTTTCATGCAAAGAGCAGTGTCAAAAGATGGGGTGGCGAAGTAAATGATTATCTGCCTATCCATCATTGGTTTGACGACACTAAAAAAGGCTTTGCTTATCCAGCACATAGAGCTATGAGACATCATAGTGAAGGTATAGGCTGGTGTATAGATATATTTGGTAAAACTATTAAATTATCTACTGGCAAAGAAATACCTGTTAGGTATGTAGCAGAACAGCACGTTCAAGAAGACTGCGGCTGGATACCAACAATGAAAGATTGGCTCAAAAACTTGAAGCCTGAACCTTGGATGTTAAAGGTTGGCACAAAACTTGAAGCTGATAGAGCACTAAAATAAAATATTGAGGGGGTAATGTCTTATCCTATTGGTTAGAATATCATAAGTACCTCCTTTTATCCCCTCAATTAATTGGAGAAAATAAATGGCAATTATATATGAAAACGGCAATCCTAAGTATGTTCCTACTACTAAAGTAAAACATAATAAAGCCTGGAGAGAAAAAACAGCCAAAGAATTCTATGAAAAATACGGAGCGTGGTACTACTATGTAGGCGTTCCAGTAAAACAAAGAAAAACGTGGATAGAGCAATATAGAAAAAAAGGAGTATAGGATGGCCAGTTTAAAATCGCATTTTTCAGAGGTTCATAATACTACATTATGGTCTTTGAATAGCGTATCAAAACTAACAAGAGAAAAAGATATTCTTAAAAAAGAAAAAGAAACTTCTTTAAAAGGATATTCATCTTGTAAGTTTGCATGGACAGTTCATTTTCCAAGAGCATCTTGGTTAATAATGAAAAATCCATATTATAACAGTACTTTAGCAGCTTTAAAAAGAGGACATGGTCCAATTTTTGACAGAATAAGTGAAGTTTATGTTTCTGAAAGTAGCGTACCGTTATATTCAGTATTAAAAGAAGGTAGAAAAATAGGTAATATGTTTTATCGTGAAGATATTAACGAAGAAAATTATTTATTTATGCCTAAAGGCGGTGGACTTGGTAATAGTCATAGAAAAATGCAACAACCAAGTAGTATCGGTAAAGATGGAAAAAAGAACTGGAGTTTAGATGTTTCTAATGATTATTATTTTTTTGATTTACATAAAAATGGTAATATTATAGAAGGTTCTAGAGTCTGGTATAAAAAAAGGAGTTAATCGTGGAGATTAATATTACAGAGAGTATGTTTAATGAGTTTGTAGAAATTAGAGATAGCGGAGAATACAATATGTATGACCCTGCTGCTAGAGCTGAAACAACTTTAAGCAAAGAACAGTGGATTAATATTATGAAAAACTTTAAAACATTGGAGGAAAAATTTAATGGCGGAGAAGCATAATATAAAATATGTTGATAACAATGGTAACGAAATTATTACTAAAGAAAAGTATACTAAATTTCCATACGATTTATCAACAGTAACGTTTTTAGAAGAAGGAAGTGAAATGTTAACAATAGAAAATCCTTTTTCTAAAGAAACATATAGATTAACACCAGTAGAAGAAAGCGTGTACTCAATAATTATGGGTGCACAATTTATGCCTGGATATATGACAAGTTCTAAACTACAAACAGATGTACGAAAAGGTTTAGATTGGTTTAGAGCAAACAATGCCAAAGCATATATGGCATTATTAGATTAGTCACATTACAGGTTCCGAAAGGAATATTGAGTGGCTTAAATCGGAATAGAGGTAGCAGGTTAGAGATACTAGTTTTGCTAAAGCTACCTCAGTTCTGAATAAATATAATTTAGAAAGTTGATATGGAGAAAAACCATATTGTAAAACTCAATGACGGACCAAAGGCATGCCTAATACCTTTAATAGCATTGGTTGGGGACAGAGTCTGAGCTCATATTTGAAGCGAATCTTTCTAAATAATTAAAATAACAATCAAGGAGATTAAATGAGTAAAGCAGAAAAAGCATTTGAATTACAAGAAAAAATAGGAAAACTAATAGATAAACTAGATGAATTAGGATTTGAATTTATGTATTTTAATTTTACGTCATCTATTAGGAGAAAAAGAAAATGAAAGACGAAAAAATGTATACAAGATGGGTTCCTATGTATTTAAGCTACAATGAAGCTAAATTACATAATGAATCATTAACCAAAAAAGAATGGGATGGATTTATGAAATGGTTTTGGGGATTTAATGATAAATATACAGAACCAATGGGATGGATTTATCAAACAGAAAGTGAACATCCAAAATACTTTGATAACATAGAATTGTTTGAAGAAGCATTTCAACTATATTTGGAGGAAAAATAAAATGGATAACGATACTTGGGTTTGCAATTGGTGTGGTAGTGATAATGTCTATGAAGAGGCTTTTGTTCCAATGAATGATGTAAAATTAAATTGGGATTCAATTCTATGGCCTAAACATAATGCATACACATCAGATTGTTGTAATGATTTTGAACATCCAATGAGATATGATGAATGGGAAGAGTCAATAATAGAAGAATGTAACGGCAATAAAGAAAAATACATTGCCATATTAGACGGGAGTAGAGCATGAACGAAACGCTAAAAGAAAAGTATAATAGAACTAAAATGTGGTATAAATCAGCAGAAAAACTACTTAAAGGTAGAACCATAGAAATGGTATGGTGGGGTGAATGGGATGAAGAATACCCAGAAGAAGGCACTGGTTTAATATTTACCACAGATAAAGGTGATGCATTTTTTGTAGGAATGGATGACGAAGGTAATGGTCCTGGTGCTTTGCACGTTGGTATGGATAAAAAACGTAAAGAACAGTTCAAAAAAGAAGGATTATGTGCTTCTTGTTTACCAGTAGGAGTAGAAAGCAATATATCATATAGAAGAATGTGGTTAGAGCTTAATGGTTTAAACAATAAAAGCTGGGATGAAACTGGTCATACTGAATTAGCAGAGGTTAAAGATGAGCACTAGAAGTTGGATAGCAGTAGAACAAGAAATAGAACCAAAAGATATGAATTTAAATAGAGTTCAAAATATATATTGTCATTTTGACGGATATATAGAAGGAGTTGGTGTTATATTGCTTAAACATTGGAACAATTTAGATAAAGCACATTCTTTGTTGCAATATGGCGATATAAGAAATGTTCCAGAACAAGAAGATAATGAATCATTGCAAGACGTAGCATATGATAAAATTGGTATTTCTCAAGAACACACTTCTGAATACCATATGATGTTAGAACTTAGAGGAGATATACATATTGAATATGTGTATTTGTTTAAAAATAACAATTGGTATGTATCTGAATTAAGAATGCAACACGAAATACCAGAATCATATTTTGGTTACACATCATTGCATACAAAATTTAAATTACTACAAGATGTGTATAATAAATTGCAAGAAAGCAAAACTTATTGCGAAGAATGTCCTGAAGAAACAGAAGGATTTTATCTTTGCGATGATTGCGAAGAAGAGCAATTTAATAAAGACGAAGAAGAGAATAACAGGGATTAATTCTTGTTATTCTTTTCGAATATTCATATATTTCATGTGAATATAATATTAACAACTAATAATAGGAGTCGCAAATTATGCCGATTAATATTCACGGTAAAGAATATGTTTTAGTAAATGAAAGACTAGATGAATTTCTTTCCGAAAATCCAAAAGCAACTATTGAAACAGTATTAGCTAAACAAGATACTATTATGGACACCGCAACTGGTGACCCATGTAATCAATATGTTGTTCATGCCAAAATTATACCTAACCCTTTAGAAGAACCAGAAGTTTATTACACTGGTTATGCTGAAGAAAGAGATAATAATGGTTTCATAAACAAAACTTCTGCATTAGAAAACGCAGAAACAAGTGCTCTTGGTAGAGCATTAGCATTTGCTGGTTACGGCAGTGCACAATCAATTGCAAGTGGAGAAGAAATTTTAAGAGCTAAACAAGTTCAAAAAGAATTTCAACCAACTACAACAGCTTTAGATAAATTAGATAGAGCAATGAACAAATGTCTTAAACAAAATCTAATTGATGATAAAGCAATGTTGCAATATCGCAAAAAAAGAGAAGCTGGTATGACTAAAAAAGCAGTTGAAACAGGCCAAGCCTATTTTGACAGACTTTTAAAAGAAGCACCGCCTCTTCAAAAACCTAATAGTGAGCAGAAAAAGGAAAAGAAATAATGGAAAATCCAATAAATGCACACGGAACTTTAGGTGAACGCAGTATTTCAGTTCCAGTATATTTTAGTTGGGATGATGCCGAAGGTTATCATCTTGATTTTGATACTATGAAAAATGAAATAGAAAAACAAATGGAACAACTTGAAGAAGATGTAAACGAGTTAAACTATGCCCATAGAGAACATCTACATACAAAACACTATGAAGGCACAACCAATGAGGAGAATTAAGTTATGGCTATAACTGGAACTCAAATTAAAAAAAGTGGTGGTTCTGCAAAGAATTACTTCATTAATAAAGTAAAAATTCAAGAAGCTGAATTAACAGATTCAACTTATACTGATTGCAGTGTAAGATTAAGTTTGTTAGATGAAAATTCTGGATACAAATATACTTTATATATTAATCAAAACTTCGAGAAAGATACTTCTGGGGTAGTTACTGGATTAAAATTTCCAGATGACTTAAACAGATTATATTTACACACTGGTACAGACATGATGATTACTGATGCTGGTGAACCTAATCTTGATATTTTGCTTAATAGAGATATTGCTATTATAAACTACGTATCAAATGGTAAGTACAAAAGAAATACCTGGAGATGTGTAGGTTCAGTAGACAATACAAGTGAATTAGGAGCAGAATTTGAAGCTCAAGTTAAAAAAGGTTATCCGAAAGATTTCGTAAAACCTAGCCCAATGGCAGATTATGCAGAAAAGGTTTTTAACGGAGGTTCTCAAAAAACTGAAGATAATTCATCAGACGATTTACCATTCTAATGACAACTGAACAAATACTAGTTAAATGGATTGTAAGTAAGGCACAAAGTAATAGACCCTTTTTCTATTCTTATGAATTGGAAGAGGGTTTGCCTAACTACGGTCGTTTAGCTTTTCAAAAACAACACTCAGCTTCTACTTATTCTAGGACTTGGAGAAAATTGCGTGAAGGCAATAAGATTCAAAAATTAGGATATAAGTTAGAAGAAATTGTTCATAATAAATCAAAGGTAAAAGGATGGAAAATAGTCAAAGATTCGTAGAATTTGTAGAAGAAAATGTTGCAAATAGAAATCAAATTATACCGATAGATATTTACGACAAAGCTATTAAATTATCTGCGTTTAGTAAGAAAGAAATGTATAGGTCTTACTATTCTTTTGACGAAAGCTTTTATCGTTACGTAGAACAACACAATTCAGTTAGACAATATGACGGTCCTATGTTTTTAGATAGTATTATACTAGATATAGACAAAGGTCCAATGGATTGCGAACAACATAAAGATTATGTAGAGCAATGTATTGCCGATATAACTGAAATAGGTGTTAAAGATGAAGATATTAATATTTGGTTTAGTGGTAATGGTTATCATGTAAATATAAAAAATGTTTTTGGTTTTAAATCTAATCCTCGTTTAAATGAGACGGTTAAATTTACACTTGAAAAATATTTTCCATTTGCTGATTCTATTTATGACAAAACAAGAATTATTCGTAGTCCTTGGAGTTATAATAGTAAAAGCAAATTATATAAAATATATATACCATTAGATAAATTCATAGAAATGGATGTTAGCTTTTTTAAAGAAGCTGCACAATCTAAAGAACATTACACCGAATTTAATAATGACTTTGATTCTTTGTTTAAAAATAATGATACACCTTTTTATTTAGAGCATTTGCTTGTAGATAAAGAAGTTGTTGTTCATAAAAAAGTTCAAGAAAGAGGTCAAGTAAGTTCAGTTGTTTCATGTATGCAACATGTATTTAACGAAGGTCCAGTTGAAGGTGATAGAAATAAAAAGATAATGCGTATGGTAAGTTCTTACAAAAGAGCTGGATTACCATTTCTTGCATCACTAGCAATTATGCACGATTGGGCTAATGGAGAATTAGGGCACAATGAAATAGTAAGAACAGTAACTAATATATATGAAGGTAATTATCAGTACGGATGTCAAGATGTAATTATGAATGCGTATTGTGATAACAAATGTATATATTATAAAAATAAAAACTATACATTAGATATTAAAGGTGTAGATGAATTAGAGGATTCGTTCATGAAATATATTAAAGAACAATTTTCTCAAAAATCTATAGACCTTGCAGAAGTGTGGGATGTACCTTCTTATCAGTTTAGACCTGGAGAATTAGTAATATTTTCTGGAGATACTGGTATGGGTAAATCTGCATTAGTGCAAAACATAGTAGCAAAAGCTAAAAAAGATACATTATTTTTATCTTTGGAAATGCCAGAACAGTTAACATTTAGACGATTTATACAAATTGTAATGAATAAATCTAAAGAATGGGTACATAATATGTTTACTTCCAATGAAAATGTATCATTTAAAGAGCTATTAGGACATATTAAAATTATGACTATAGCACCTACAGTTAATGCTATTAAAGAAATAGTAGCTCAACACGAACCTAATGTTCTTGTTATTGACACAGTTGATGAAATGCAAGTAGACTATGTTCGTGGAGAGATAGAAAAACAAAATCAAATCATAGATGGGCTTAAAGCAATAGCTCAAAAACATAATACTATAGTATTTGCAGTGCATCACATTAATAAAGCAGCAGCAACGGGAGGTAATCTTGGATTACATTCTTTAAAAGGCTCTTCTAATGTGGTTCAAAAAGCAGATAAAGTATTAATTGTTTCTGGTGATAGAGAAGAAGTTTACAGAACTGTAACTTCTGCTAAATCCAGAGATGAAGGTCAATTCGAGATGCTTGCAAAGTTCAAATATGAAACGATGAAATTTGAAAAGGCATTAATATGAAACTAAAAAACATATTTAATATTAATTCAGTTTGGGTAGATGATACTAAATTGAGTAGAATGACTTTCTTCAAATACTTTTATTTTCAAATCATGCTTCGTGACGTGAAAGAAATAAACGTATTTGAATTAGCATTTGGTATTTGGAAATTCGAATTTGGTTGGAGCATTACTTATAATGGCGCATCCAAATAAGATAAGAGGAAATAGCTTTGAACGAGAAATCGTAAACAGAGCAAAATCTGATGATTATAAGCTTTCTGCAAAGAGAGCTTATGCATCAGATGGTAGATCGTTGGGTAAATCTGAAGTTGTTGATTGCATTGTAGAAAATGTAACTATACAAGCAAAAAGACGAAAAAAGGTTGCCCAATGGTTATACCCAGAATATCACGGAGACGATGTAGATGTAGTAGCTACAAGAATGGATAGAAGTAAACCTTTAGTAGTATTATATTTAGATGATTGGTTGGAATTAATAAAAATAAAAAAGGAGTACCAAGAGTGGAAATCACAAAAGAAGAAATGAATGCTATTATATCATTAGCGCAAAAAATGATAATTAAATTAGAAAAAAATAAGATGAATACACACATCAGAGAATCAGAAGACGTTATAGATTGGGATAGTATAAGAACTCCCGAGAAATGCGAAGATTGTAATGACTAAATTTACTACAGAAGAGTTGTTGGTTATTAGAGCTGCTTTACTTAACTTTAAAAAAGCTCCTTTTGTGCCAGATGGCGAAAAAGAATTAATCGACAAAATGATGAAAAAAATATTCAATATTTTAGATAAACAATTAGGTGAAACTAAATAAATGCACAAAGCATTCTTTTTGGAAAAAATTAAAGGTCGTAGGATTTTCTATTTTATGTCAACATATATTGTTGGTGTTTGTCCTTTGCCTACGGCCTGTCTTTCCCTTCTTATTATATAAACGATAGCTTAAAAGGAGCTATGCAGGTTAGTCCTGCTTTACCCTTTAAGCAAATACATCTTGGTTGGCAAATCATGGTATTAATATATTAACGAGTAAGAAGGGAAAAGTTTTATAATTCCAATTTGGTGACACCAAGGCGATATAAACTATGAAAAAAAATAAAACAAAGCTTACTAAAGAATGGTCTTTAATAGATGAGATTAATTTAAATCACAATAATCTTATATTCAAAGAAATGGAAAATACCATGAATCTTATAGAAACTTTAAAAGAAGTTAATGAAGACATTCAAAACAATGCAAAAAAAGCATTGCGAGAGTTAAGCAAAGAAAAACAAAGAATAAGAGCTTTAAAGAAATAAAGCATACTAACATTCGCTAAAAGCTCTAAAAGTGCATTCTCGCACGGATTTAAGGGCTAAAGTGGTGTTATATGGGTACTTAATTTAAAGTTCAACCAGTAAACCAGTCTGTAAAACAGAATATAAATAATATTCCGTATACACAAATAATTAACGCTAACATAACGTTTCCTAACATTATTCTTGTTCTTCTTCAGTTGCTAATTCAGCTTCTTTTTCTGCTTCACGTTCAGCAATAGCTTCTCTTCGCATTTCATGCATTCTATGTACAGGAATACCAGTTGCAAAATCAGGTAACATAGCTGGGCTATCATATATTCTGGTCATATCTCTTAAAGCTCTACCAAAAGGTAAGTATGTCCAAGATTGATATTTCCAGAATGATTCCCAATCGCCAGTTAAAAATGAATTTACAGGTGGTAATACATATCTAGCTGCTGGAGGAGTTACAATTTGTAATGGAGCTAATACTGGATGAGGCCATTGACTAAAGAAAGCACGTTCACGTTCTTTTGCATCACCAAATACTAACCCTGCCATATCTTGCATCCAATTCATAGGTGGAGATAAAGCATATTCAAAAATACTAGCAATAAATATATTAGCTAAAGCTAACGACATCAAATCTGCAGTAAATTGTCTTTGAAACTTTTCGTTAGCAGCAGTTCCTGCTATAAAATCTGTATATTTAACACCGTATTTATATATATCACCTCTACGTTTTATACTGTTCCAAGCATAAGGATGAAAACGAGTCATAATACGACCCATTGCAGTATTAGAATAATTTGTTCTAAATGCTGAATGGTACATAAACTGAGAACCTTCTACACCCTTTTTAGCAATTTCAATTAATGCTACATTGTCAAAAGTCATGTGTCTTGTCATTTCATTTCCAAAAGCATTTCTTGCATTTAAATAATGAGCTAAAAATGCAGTTCTTCTAAGTTTACGTTCTGAATATTGCATCCATTTACCACCAAACTCTACTACCTGGTCAAACAATTTATATTTTTCTGCAATTTCTCTAACTGTTCTTTCTTTTACTTCTTTATATAAACCTTCATTAGTTTTAGCTTCAGGTTCTTTATTTAATCTTCTTGTAAATTCTTCTGTTACTTCTTTTACAAAAGCAGAATTACCAAATTTTACAACATCATTATTCATACCTACTTCTTGAGTAAACATACTGTCAAGAATACCTAATGATTCAATCCATTCTTCAACGTCTTTCATATTTCTAAATTTACGTTTAACAATTTTTCCATCTTTAACAATCTCATATTCAGCACCTTTAAATGCTTTTAACACTGATTTTTCATTTGTTGCATCAATAAACGTACCTACGCCAACATCAGAATAAATATTAATTCCACCACCAAGCATGTTGGTAATTAATGTTTTAGGGTGTGATAACAATGAAAGCAATTCCCATTTACCTTCAAAATTGCTTAAAGCTTTAGCTTGATTAGCTAACAACATTCTTCTACTATCTTCTGACAAACCTTTTGTTTTCTTAAAAAATGCAAAATCTTTAACGCCTAATAATTTACCAGCACTTTTTTCTACTTTACGTATGGTATTAACTACTACTTCATCACTAAATACATTATACATAGTACCGTATCTTTTAATTTTATTTACATTTGCTTCTGTAGCAAATTCTTTCATTCTAGCTTTTCTATAAGAAATAATAGCATCATCTAGCATTTCAGGGTCTTTTAATCTTTTAGCCTCCTTACTTATCCACCAAGAATCTGGGCTTGTCATAGAATCAATTTTATCTAAAAATAATTTTTCTTCGTATTTAAGTTTACCACTAAATACGCTTCTATCTAAATCTGCTTTAATATATTCTTTTAATAGCGGCAACTCTTTCTTTTTCATACCTGCTATTTCAAGACTTCTAAATGTGCTTAATCCTAACATATTAGTTAAAGCATCACGCATATAACCAGACCAAGCGTTTGTATGTTCTCCCAATTTTTCTGCAGCTTCAAATTTATCTATTAATAAATGTGAACGAAATCCAACTACATTATCAATATATGATTTTAAAAAGTTTTTATGGTATGTAGTCATAGCTTCGTAAGACTTGTCATATCCAGGCATAATTAATTCATCTCTTGACCTCATACTACCATTTAAAATTCCAAATACGCTTCTAGCGTCTTTAGTTTGTATCATATGAGCTATTCCTTCGGAGTATCCACCATCTTCTCTTTGACCTGAGACTAAACTTCTTTCAAGTGTTGCTCTTCTATCTTTAAGCATTTGTGCTCTTGCACCTTCCCATGTAGCATAAGGAGCTAATAATTTTGATTTTTCAGGATTAACTAACAACTGTGCTGCTTTATATAAACTAGAATGAACATTGTTTGCATCCAACACAGCTTTTTCACTATCTAATTCAGCTCCATACTTTGTTAATCTTTCTTGTATGTACAATTCTAATTGTTCTACATTAGCAGAATAACGACTGTGTCCATTTCTTGCCCAATAAGCTGAAGGATTACCTTGTGCATCTACTAATACATTTACCATAGGAGCTTTTTTACCTCTAGATAAACTATCACGCAACTCTTGAGCTTCTTTACTAAATAAATCTACTTCATTTGGTTTAATACCTAATTTTTCTGCAAGTTCTTGTTGTACTGACTTCTTTAGACCATATTGGTATTGATACCATAGCAATTCATTTAAACCTACAGATTGTTCTAACATACGATTAATATTAGCACCAGAATAACGTGATGTTAAATCTAATTTAGCACTAATTTTATTTACATCTATAAACCCGTCTTTACCCATAACTTCTGCTGCAATACTTTCTCTTATAGTAAATTCCCCCGCTGCATCTTGTCTAAAATTTTTCATAATAAAAGTATCTTTAAACAATGTGTAAAAATCAGTAATTCTGTTATTAGTAATTTCTACAAATTCATCTACAGTAACTGTTTTTTTCTTCCCAGGATTATTAGGGTCTTGTATAGTAAATTTGCGCATACCACCCTTGTCTGGTGCATCTGGCCAAATTTCTCCTTCTTTCATTCTAACTGAATCTAAATAATCTTGAGCTTTTAAATATTCTTTACGTAAATATTCTTTACTTTGATTGTCTAATTTTTGATTACCATACATTCCATCGCCATAATGCAAACTTTTTTTATCTGTTACAGGGTCATATTCACGAATAGCTATTGCTGCTTTAAATATATCTCTAAAGTTTCCTAAAAGATAATTGTCATTAGCATTAATAAATTCGAATGTTTCTTTTAAATGTTGTTCAGCAAATCCAGATAAAGCAGTGTTTAATGTTTTGCCCTGGTCAACCATCATACGAACCATTTCCATTGTACTTGTAGGCAATGTTAATGTTCTGGTAGTTATAACAGGATTACCATTTTTATTAAATACGGGAACATTTTTCTTTTCATACAATTCCATTTCATGAGTTTTTAATTTTTGACCTACAAACTCATTAAACAATAAATGATAAATACTTTTTACTTCAGCTGGAGATTTGTCTTTATCTATTTTTTTTCTAAATGCTTCAGCATCCATATCGCTTTTACCAAATTCTTTAAATTTGTTTTTAATTTTATCTAATAAAGAACCTTTAGCTACATACATATCTTCAACAAATTTATTAAATGCTTTCATGTGAATTAACTCTGAATCTTGTAAAGGTATAGCAACGTTTTGTACTCCAGTCCACCCTATTTGACCAGACAGTTCTGCCATTAACCCTTCTACGGTAATTAATAAATCAGGATTTTTTTCAATCATAGTTTCTAGTTTGTGAAATTCTCTTGCCATTTCAGGAGTTTCTACAGCTGGAATTGTAGGGTCATACAAATCTTCTACCATTTCTAATGGTTTAGATTTTTTTAATGCAAACAAATCTTGTTTATCTTTATTGCTGTAGAATTGACGTATAGCTCTTTTGGCTATAGCCATAGCAGTAGGTCTTCCATGTTCTTTGTAAATATTGTGTATTTGCATTAAAAAATCACCAGTACCATATTCAATGTGTGTTTTTTTAAATACTTCTTTGTTAATTTCTTTTTTTATATTTTCACTAAACTCATTATATATGTCTTGGTCTTTAGTTTTTAACTCTATGTCTTCTTTTAATTCTTTGTCTGCTTTTTCTAATACTTCTTTTTCAGCTTCTTGTTCTATTTTTTCCTGCTCTTTAATTTTTTTATATTCTTTTTTTCTAGATAAATCAGACAATACATTTACTAAATCTATTTGGATAGATTCTTCTACCGCTTGTTTGGCTTGATTATTTGTTTTCTTTTTTTCTAAAGCTTTTAATGTTTCCAACAAACTAACTCTTGCTTTATCTACTGGTACTTTAAATATTTCAGTTACATATTTTTTAGCACTTGCTCCATAAGCATCTGCTGCAGTAATAAATTCAGTTATATCTTTTATAATTTGTACTTTATGTGCATTAGGAATATGTTGAGAATTCCACAAGTTTGCACTTTCTCCAGAAACACCTTTTGTTCGTTTAAACATATTGGCTATTCTATTTTTTTCTGTTTGTTTAAGACCGTCTAATACCATTTTTTCTACAGCCAAATCTAAAGTTATATCATCTACACCTTCAGACAATAATCTTTCTATGCTTTTTTCTAAATCTTTTGGAGGTATTAAATTTTTGTTAGCACTTTGATTAAACTGTTTTCTTAAATCGCTTATTTGTCTATCTACTGGTACTCCAGCTTCATTAACTATTGTTTCTGTTTTAGTTTCAATGCCATACTTTTTAACTAACCCAGCTTCTACGCCTTCAGTTTCAAAAACGCCTTCTCTAAAAAAGTCTTTAGGTTTTTGACCTGGAACAATATCACTTAATAACATTCTGTGTAAAAGAAATTTCATTACTTCTTGCGTAGGTGCATCTAATTGCAATTCTTTTCCAGATTCAACTCTTATAGTTCTATATTTTTCATATTGACCTTTTAAAAATTTATCAACATAAGGGTCACCTTTTTGTTGTTTTCTGTTAGTGTGATAACGTGATTGTAATATGTGTTTACCTACAAAAACATCTTCTACCATGCTTCCTACTAATTTATATATATCTTTTGAAGAAATTCCCTGATTTTGCAGCCTCATTTCTAATTGTTGAACTATTTCAGATGCAGATACTAACATTTCTGCTCTACGTATATGATTTGCAATTAAAACATCTTTATATAAACCTTTTTCTACTAAACTTACTAAACGACCTTTATAGTCTTTAGTTTTTAATTTGGTAAATTTAGAATTTAATTCAGCATCTAAAGAAATAGTTTTTAATATTAATCCAGCTTTTTGTGCTCCAGATAAACCTTTTTCATTTGCTGCTATCATAAAAGCATCTGATTTAGGGTCTATATATTTTTTATCAATTAAATACTTAAACAAAGGAGTGTCTTTCATATTTACATAAGCATTAGTAATATTTTTAAATATATTAGTTAAATCGTTGTGTTTGAATATATCTAATTCAAATTTTAAACTACCAACTTCTTCTTTCATCAATTTTAAATTGTTAGCAATTTTATTTTGAGCAGAATCAGCTTTAAAATATTGATTCATTTCTGCCATAGCATCTTCTATAACATCCATACGATGAGACTTATCTTGACCGTATAATTCTTGATTTTGTCTTTCTCTTCCTTTATTTCCATTAAAGGAAGCATCTGCTGCAGCTAAAACTTCTAGCCCTCTAAAATAATTGTGGTCATAATTAATTTCCGTTAAACGATTTAGTGGAATTTTTTTATTTCTAACTTTTCCTAAATAAATATAATCTACTTCTACATATTTTCTATTTAACTCTTTTACAGTTACATCATTTATAGTATTTTCAACTAATTTTCCCTTACTGCTTTCTTTAAATTTAATTTTACCAAATACTTGTTCGGAATTTAAATCTAAAGCGTATTGCAATGTTTCAAAACCTACTTTTTGAGGTCCTTTCCTATAAATGCTTCCTTCTTTATCTTCTTTTGCAGTATTTTGTCCAAATTTTTCATTTATTTTCCATTGTATTGATTTTTTAGTAGGATTAAAAATAGGACCATAATCTAAAGCACCTTCCAAAGTAGTTGGTAATATAGAATTTAAATAATCTTTTACATTTACATCAGATAAAGGTTTTAATGGATTGCCTTTAGCATCTATAATTTGAAAATATCTAAAAAAGGATTCAGCTGATACTTGTTGAGAGGGTTTCATTCCTATGTAATCTAAAGCATCAAAAGCATTGTTTTGTTTTGTAGTTCTTTCGTCTCTTATAGCGTCCCATATTTCATCTGTAGTTAATTTTTTAGATTTACCAACTGGCATTTTATCAATAACTTTTTTAATAGCTTGAGTACCTTTTGCTGTAAGACCTCTAGTTCCTATACCAGTATATTTAGGAGTAGGAGTAGGAATATAATTTTCAGATTGTTTTTCAAATACATTATTGTTTTTACTCCATTTATACCAACGATTATCCTTTTGATTAAACACCTCAACTGGTATTCCTTTATCAATACCCATTTGAACTGCCCAACCAGTTCCTCCATCTACTTGCGTATTATTTTTAACTATTTTTCCAACAGCTAAAACCATATCAGAGTCTTTTACTTGTAAATAATTTCTTCTTATAATATATGCATATCCTTGCCAAGGTCTTTTCAATACTTTATTTGCTTTGTTTATAAATACATCTACTTCTGGACCAGCTTCACCAGGTTTAAATTCTACAACTTTATGACCTGCTTTTGAAGCTGCTAAAGCCCAAGCTGTGTCAGAGCCTGATGCGGCTCCTGAATATAATGTAGTCTCTTTTTGGCTAGATTGAGCAAACTCTGGATTAATTATAAGACTATGGCTTCCAGATTTATTTATTGGAAGATTTCCCTTTTTCATGTAAATACTGTCAAATACACGCCTAAAAGTCTGAGACGCATTAACATCTAACCCAATGTCTGTTTGTCCCTGTATGGCCTGATATCCAGCCGTATAGCGCAACTCTGGGTCCCAAACATCCCTTGGATTGCTTGAAGCTAGTTCAATACCAAATTTTTTGTTATAATCTGGGTTTTTTAAAGGTTTAATATTGCCTTTAGAATCTGTATGCATTTTAGCAAAAACATCTCTTCTAAATTCTTGTTTAATTAATGGGTCTATACTTTGATAACCTGCTACCATATCTCCATCATAGTCTGCACCACCTAATCGTTCTGCTGTTTTTTTATGTACAACAATGCCTCTACCTGCTTTATTAATAAATCCACCAAATTTTAAAGTAGCAATACCAGCTTCATCTGCCTGTGGCGACCTAGTAATAACATACATCAAGTCTTCTTCTAGTGTTTTTGTAAAAACTGAATTAGGATTTTTCTTTTTTTCTGCTAAAAATATTTTTTTATAAACATCACCAAGTTTACCAACTTCTGTTTCACCAGCTTTGTTTCTATACTCTATATCACGAGTATAGTCTCCTTCGTACAAATAAAATTCACCTTCTTTAACACCTTCGCCATTTTGTTTCTTTAAAAAAGCATCTGTTTCTGGGTCATAACCTTTGAGTCGTAAAGATGTAAAACCTCTTTTAATAATAGGTCTTCCTAATTTATTTACTAATATGTTATTTAATGCACTATTAAATGCACTTGCTTTATTACCATAGAGTAATCCGTAAGGATTATAATCAATTTGCTCTAACCATGCGTTTAAACTTGCAATATCTTCTATTCCTTCTCTACCAAACGTAGTTTCAAAAATATCAGCTGAGTCTGATTTAAATAGTCTCTTAATAATATCTCTAGCTAAGGGAGAATGTAAATTATTAGTTAATACGTCATATACAAAAGGCATACTAAGCTTATCTATATCTAACAATCTACCATCAGATAACAATTGGTCTTTTACATATCTATTGTCTTTCAATCTGTTAGTTAGTTCATGTATATACCCTCTGTCACCTTCTGTTACATTAGATATTAACTTACTAAAAGCTTTTCTAGTTTCAGGAGTCATACGGTCACTAATTTTATTCATTAAACCCCAATGTATAGGAGCACTACCATCTCTCTTTATCTCTACTTCATGTGGTATTACCCTGATATCTTCAGGTTTTATAGTAAATTTTTCAGGTGTTTTAGTTACAGACCAAGAATCAGTTTTTGCATTATACTCAATATCTCCAATTTCATGTCTGCTATTAGACTTCTGTCCTGACTTGTAAATCATAACATCCCACCCGTTTGCATCCATTAAATCGTATATAGCTTTAGTTGCTGCATCTTCAGCACCTTTATTTATTAACAAACCCCTATCTTTTTGCATATTCTCTGGAACTAAAATTACATCTTTAATATATGCATCATAATCTCTCGTTTTTGTATCTGGGTCTATTCTTCCAGATTCTAAAAGTATTCTTTCTCTCCATCTTCTGCTATAGTATTTAGTACCATCTGTTAATTCAAATTGTTTAGTAACTTGTTTACCACCTTCTATAACAGTGTATGGCATTAAATGGTCATTTAATATAACTGCAGTAGCTCCACCTTCTTCGTTTAAAATAGACTTATACTCTATAACCTCACCTTTACCATTAGTAAAAGTAGTATTTCCATAGTTTTTAGCTTGTAATGGAACTCCATTGTAAAATGTTTTAATGTATTTAGTTGCTTTAGCTACATTAGGAAACAAAGGATTTTTTATATATTTGTTTAATGCCTCTACTAAGTCTGCTCTAGTTCTAGCTTTAGCTGGATTTAAATAACCTGCTATTTCAGCTGCATAAATAAAATTAGAAAGTCTTACTTTTTCATACATTAATTTAGCATCATTTAAAGTGCTTTTATTACCTAAGGAGTTATCAGTTTGATTTATAAATATATCTTTTAAGGAATCTATATTAACATTATTTTTTGTTAAGCTGCCTTTTTCGATACCACTTAATTGCCTTCCAATAGCTTCAATTTCAGGAGCAGATAAATTGTTATATATTTTATATACATCTTGCGCATAAGGAATTGTAATTAGCTCACCATTAGAAGGATTAAACCCAGATATATACCTTGGACCACCTTCAGACTGTGGTTGTTTAGCTAACATTAAATTTATAGCATACAAAGACTCAGATTTAGAAAGTGAATTTAAAAACTTAACTTTTGCTTCACCACCATATTCACCAGGAATCATTTCGTGACTTATTATCTTTTCAAATGGTCCTTTGTTAGGTCCAAATACATTTTGCATTCTAGTGTTCCAATAACTTTGAGTAGACGTAACACGTAATGGTCTTCCATTGTAATCTTCATTAGGAACTACATCCCATTCAATACTCCAGTCTTTACTTTTTTCTGTATGTATTACTTTTATTTTATAAGATTTTCTTTTAGACATTCCTCTTTCTTTAAAATATACTTCTTGCAATAGCTGTCTTGGATTAACTTCTCTAGTCTTTATTTTTCCATCTTTATTTACATATTCATAAGAAAACAAATCTAAAGGTTTATTTACATCTCTTTTTATAGAACCTGCTCTAGCATCAGCAGCGTTTACTATAGAGTCTTTGTTAAGTTTTAAATAAGCATCTACGCTATACCAAAATCTTGCTACATCTACATTACCTTCTGCTCTAGCTAAATTTCTAATAACAGACTTAGCTCTATCATTTATTCCAACTTCTGATAAAATTTCTTCTACTCTAGCTTCGTAATCTATAGATTTTTGCTTTTCACTTAAATCAAGTTGATCTGCTATTTCGTCTTGTCTTTGCTTATTTAAACTACCGTTTTCAAGAATTTCAGCTTGATTATCCATTTTAGCTTTATGTTCTGGCTTAGGTTGGATTTGATTTGCTCTAAGTTCTATTGCATTTAAAATTCTTTGCGTCATTGTACTTAAAGTACCTTCAGTTTGTGTAGCTAATAAACTGTCTGTTAATTCACTTAATTGCTTTAATGTTAAATCATATAGCTTTTTACCATTATACTTATCAAATGCTTCTGTTTTACCAAAAACGTCAGGTTCTAAGTTTAATACATAAGCTTCGTTAGCTGCATTAATTCTACTGAAACTACCGTCTTTACCATCTAAAGTAGAAATATTACCATTAGATAAGTCTCTTACTTTAAATACGCCGTCTTTACTTTTACTTATAACTTCAACTTGCACAGGAAATCCTTGTACATCATAAACATCAATAAATTCACCAACTTTAGATTTAGTTACATCTGTATTTTCTAATTGACCTAACATAGTCTCTAATCTAGCTTCAACTTCAGCGGGCACTGTTTCAGCTCTATATCTTTGTACTTCAGCATTTATCATGTCTTGCATGAATTTTAAGTCGCCTCTTTTAGCTTTTTCCCTTTCAAACCTAGGGTCTTCTAATTTATTTGCAATTCTAGTCATTAAAACTTCTGGGAACGCCTCTCTGTTAAACATGTCATTAATTCTATTTCCATGCCATCTTTCTAAATAATCCCTAGCAGGACCATCCAGTTTTTCATATCCCTCTATTTTTTTGTAATCAAAGTCTACAAAACCTTTATCTCGGTATTCTAATCTTCCGTTTACAACTTCTGGTTTTAAAGGATATTGATTAAAAGCTTGTTTATTCATTTCTGGATAGCCTTTAGTTAAAAGCCATTGTGTTGCTTCAGACTCACCTCTAGGTCTACTAGCAGCACCAAAGAAAAACCCTAGTAAGTATTCATATACTTGGTCAGGCAATGGAGCTCGTTGCATTGTAGCCATACCACCAGTAAATCCAGAGCCTAATCCACCTTTTACCATAAAGGTTAAGAGTTGCACTTGTTGTTCAGTAAATTGACCAGTAGAAGTACCTCCACCTGGTTTATAAGTTGGTCCTTTTTTAATTCCACCTATTCTATTTTTAGCTAAAGCTTCTTCTGTGGTACTTAACCAGTGTAAAGGATTTTTTTGTTCTACTTCTACCCTAGCTCCAGTTGATTGTAATGTTCTTACTTCCGTTTCACCTTTGGGACTTTGTCTTCCAGTAGTTACAGTTCTACCCTTTTTAACAGTACTACCTGTTAACTGAAATGCAATATCGTCTAAAGCAGCTGATAAATCATCTGCAGTATTTCTAATTTCTTTAGAAGCTTTAACAATAGCTCCTTTATTTCCACTACCTAGTAACTTACCTAAATATACATACCTACCTAATCCTCCAAAAAAAGCACCAGCCATAGCTCCGTGCATTGCAGCATCAGCCCAACCTTCAGGACCCTCTTTACGTGCAGATACAGCTAAAGCAACTCCAAGTCTAGCACTTTCTTCAGCTACAGCTTTAAATCCTTCACTATTTGCTAAACCTCTAGTTAAAAATGATGTTTGTATTAATTTTGCATCACCTAAACGTTTTCCAGCATTATCTACAACAAAGTCTGCAACTCTTAAAGGAACAGAACGTAATCCGATTTTACCAGTTTTAATATCTTTTCTAGAAAGCAATGGGATTTGTTCAGCACCTTTCTCTAACCACTTATTCCATGTTTTAGAAGCACCTACTAAGCCAGACTTAGCTGTAGCTTTTTTAACAGCACTAATAGGTACGCTAGCACCAAATGATAGAAAACCACCAATAATATCAGGAGCAAACCCTACTAAGTGTCCTATCTTATTAGATAATCCTTCTATGGTATTATCTGGGTCATCTGCCCAACCAAATGTTGTAAAACCTTCTGCAACACCAGAAGTAAATTGATTTAATACTCCTGCTATTTTACCTTCTTCTGATGATATATCAGGTTTCCACTCTAAGCCAACTTCTTTTGTTTGTTTTTCAAACAAATCTACTTGGTCTAAACTAAACGTGTCTCCACTTTTACTATATTCACGATATACACCATTAAAATAATCTTCAGGTTTTATAACACCGCCTGAGTATAGACGATTAAGTCTAGCAAACTCTCTATTCATTTATTAGTATCCTTGTCTATTTAGATTACTATAGCCTTGTTTTTCACCATAGCTATTTAATTTTAGTAACGCATCATTAAGAAATCTACCATCTAATTCAAATTGTTCTCTTACTAATTTAGTTTTTAATTTTTTACCTTCTCTAAATTCCATCATTTCATCTGGTTTGTAATTAGTGTACAGTTCATGATGAATATAACGACCTGCTTGAGAATCCTGACTATAATTCATGTTCAGTTCTTGCATTTTTCTAACTAACATAGCGTGAGATTCAGGCATAGAAATACCTTGTTGTGCAGCAAAATCAACTTGATTGTATAATTTTTTTAACGTTTGTACACCATCATTCATATCACCAAAAACTTTTGGTTGAAAATGACTATTTCTACTAGCTGCATCTTGATTTTTATCAAAAAAAGAAGGTGTACTAGCTAAATAGTCTGAAACACCACTTATTTCAGAAAAAACCGCACCAGCTGTAATAGTTCCTCCAAATTTACCTGAAGCTTTTAAATTTTTCTCTAAAATAGGTAAGGTTTTTTCAAAGGCTTTAGCTAATCTAGGTTCAATTTTATTTAATTCTTTTAAAAGTTTTACATTTTTTGCATTTAAAGGTGAGAGTCTTTGTATTAACTTTAATCTAGCTCTACTTGTAGCTAAACCAAAAGTAGTCCTTAAACCTGCAGATGCTAATGATGGAGCTGCCATAACACCTACTGCTACAGTTACTGGATTTACTAGCTTATCATGAGAGCCTTTTATATATCTACTTGGATTCCAAATACTTCTTGTTATTTCGCCTGGATTAGTTGATTGAACTAGTGGTCCATTTACCATGTTACCAAATCTATATAAACCAAATCTATGTTGTGCTTCTCCAGCAAAAGAAAAATCCGTTTCTAAAAGTTCGGGAGCAGAAGCTAAATCAGAATCTGCTTTTTGTGATGCTACTGCTGTTTCTAAATTTTGAGCATCTCTAGTCATTTGCATTTCCATCTGTCTTGCTCTTACTTGCAAAAATAAATCATCTGCTCTTTTTTCTGCTTCGGATGGTTCTAATAATTTATCTAAAGCCATTAAAAGTTGTGCAAAAGAACTCGTTCTTGCTGCTACTATATCTTGTTGTGCCATGTTTTCTCCTTAAACGTATTTTAGTTGGTCTACGTTGGTCATATTATAACCTACATTAATACCTTGTTGTGCATACATTGATTTTAATTGTAAAGCAGAAGAATCTAGACTTCTAAGTTCTCCAGCTAATCTATTTTGTATTGCTACTGTTTGATTTGTTGTTTGCATACTTCTTTGACTCATCTGGTCATTAAATGCAGATAATAAATTATCACTTGCTAAATTACCACCACCATAAGCTAAATTTGCGCCGCCTATATTTTGTGAAGCTTTGTCCATTCTTTGTTGTCTATTTGTTGCTAAAGATGACAGTGCAACATCTCCTTGTGCTTGTGCTGTTTTAGCCATTCCTCTATACTCACCTACAATTTCTTTTCTTTCTCCAACAATTTGTCCCATTTGGTTTGCAGCTATTGGAGCCATTCTTTCTCTCATTTTTTGTTGCTTTCTTCTTGCAGAAAAATAATTCACTACCGATAAACCTGCTAATGCCCATCCTATTGGATTTGACATCATACTAGCTCCTATTTTTGCTCCTACGCCCATATTAGTACTCTCCTTGATTTTCTGATTTTCCAGTTAAAATATTATTACCATTACGATCTTTTAGATTTATTAATGCATCATCTAAAGTCCATATTTTACCTATTTCTAAATTTCTCATCTTATTGTAAGCATTTTCCATAGCAATCATTGGATTAATAAAAGCCATTGCTTCGTTATTTTTAGCTGCTGTTAAAGCTTTTTGTAATGGACTTACAGTTTCTGTAGGTGGCCCTAATTCTACTCTTTCTCCATTTAAAATAGCACGTTGCATTGGTGTCATGCCAGTGTCACGATATACTCCAGCTTTTTGATTTCTTAAAGCTGCTTTAACTGTATCTATAACTTTAGGGTCATCTGAAAACATTAAAGGAACTATAGGATTAAAAGTACCAAACTCTTTATCATTTGCATCGTTCATATCTACATATTCTACAGGGTCAAAACCTATTTCCATGGCAATATCTGCATATCTATTTCTCATATTTGTTTTATTTTCCATTTCTATTTCTTCTATAGAAATTCCATCGCTTTCTAATGGTACATTCGGTTTTGAATCTACGTTTCCTTGTACTTTATCTTTTGGAACTATTTTTGTAAGCTCTTCATCAATAAGTTTGCTTTCTTTAGTAACATTTTTAGGTTCCATGTCAAAATAATTAGCCATTATGCTTTCTCCTTAATTCTTTCTATTGCCTCTACAAAATCTTCAACTCTTACTGGAGTTTGTTCTTTCCATGTAGATGGGTCCATTTCTGGTGGGTTTTTATATAATAATTCTTTAATTGCATCATCATAATGCTTTGCTTTTAATAGTTTCCATGTCATAGGAAACTTTTTATGCCAACTTGCACCTAGCTGATAGTTTACTGACACTAAAGCTATTTTAAAATCTTCATCAATTAATTTTAATGCTTTTATTTGTTTAGTAGATGCATCTATAGCAGTTTTAATGTCTTGTTTAAACCATTTATCTATTACACCCTTTGGTACTAAAGATTTTACAGGATATTTTTTAAGTTCTTCTTTACTTAATAAATGACCAATACCACAAGTTGCTTTTCCTAACACATCTAAGTATACGCTTTGCTTATAACCTTCTCTTAACTCAATATGCTTAAAGAGCTTTTCCATAAAGGTATCTTTTTTCTTTTTAAATATATTAAACATCATTCCATTGGCTCAGTTAATGACTGTGTATTACCTAAGGGATTTTGAGTATTTGGGTTATATCCTTGTCTATAATCTTCATCACGTCTTATTATTTCGTTATACTCTCCAATCATTCTTGCTAGCTTAGTTGATTTAATAAAATCTACACTTTTGTCTACATATCCATTAATTCTACTTACAAGTTTTGGATTAAAACCAGATACATTTCCTGCTCCATCTCTTTCTACAATTTCTTCGTCCATATAATTTCTAAAATCATTAGTCCCTTCAAATCCCATGATTTCTGCGGTAATAGTGTTAGCACTAGTCATCCAAGATTTTTCGTTTACAGTTGAAGCTGAAGCTGGGTTTACAGGCCCTGGGACAGACTCTTGATTGCTACCTCTTACAAAAGCAGCTTCCTGCTGCCTTCTGTTAAAGAGCTTAGAATCTTTAGGCACTTGAGATGCTATTAAATCTGCTGCTTTATTAAAATCTTTTGCTAGTATAGCTTTTTTGATTTCACCGTTTTTATCATTTAAATCAGAACCAGCGTTATAAGCTAAAGATTCTAATCCTATACGTACTCCCTTTGGTAATCCATCATAAAAATCTTTACCAAATTTAGTACGCAATTCTTTTCTAAATGTTCTGTCTATTTGCATTTCTAATTGTTTTTTTGCTTCTTCTTTAGATATTTTACTCATTTTACCTCTTTTAGTAACTGCAAGACTATCTCCGTCTGCAGTTATAAAAGTATCAGTACCGTATCCATATCTATAAGCATTTTCATCCCATTTAGATTTTCCGATAAATCCTTCTACTTCTTGTAAATAATCAGTTACAGAATCATATTTTTTTGTATCATAACTTGCATCTTTATCAGGTTTTTGTTCATAAAATTTTGTAGTATCTCCGTCTACTCCCATAGCTGTATTAAATAAGTCAGTTTCTATTTCTGGATTAAAAGTATAAGTAGGATTGATATTTTCTCCGTCAACTTTTACACTTTCTACAAGATTGCCATAAGCTCCATCGTTTGCAACTACTGTTCCAGCAACTGTCATTTCGTTTGGAGGTAAAGGATTGTTGTTAAGTTTGTCATTATCATTTTTAAAAAGGCCTTTTAATAAACTTCCGTCAAATACTCCATTTTCACCAAACAATTTTTTTCTTCCCCCTGGTGCTACATAAGGTTTGTCTCCAAATATTTGTTTATATTTATCTAGGTCATTTTCGTACATATATTTTTTGGCAGCTTCAAGCTGACTATTAGGCATACCAGCTAATTTTTTACCTACTGCTAAGGACGACACTACTCCAGTACCAACTTGTGCCGCCATTACAAAAGGGTCGTTTTCTATTTCAGATTGTAACTGTCTATTTTGTTCTGATATTTCTGCTCTTGCAGCAGCACTTATAACTTGATGTAATCTCATACTTTCTCCAATTCTGTTTTATACCAATTGTTATCTACTTTTATATATTGATATACTAATTCGCCTTCTTTAACTATTTTTTTATCGCCAGATACACCTTCATTAGTTTTAGGTTTTACAACTTCTACTTTCATAGGTGTTTCTAATTGCTGTTCTTGTTCTCTTACTTTCATAGCAAGTTTTTTTAATTTTAACTCCATAGAATTTATCATTTTACACTCTTCTCTCTGTATACAACTTGCATATCATTAATTTCAAAATTACTATTAACATCAGTACCAGATAGTCTTAACCCAAAGTTTTTTATATTATTAAATGCTTTTGGCTCTGTAAACTCTGCTTTACTTTCTCTCATGTTTATTCTTAAAGTTTTAAATTCTGTTTCATTGTTACCATCTAATCTAGCTATGATTTCTTCTGCATTGTCAGTAAAGCCATGCAAAACAACACCATCGCCGTTTTTATAATTTATATAAACAGATATTATCTTTTTATCTACACTAGGATTGTTAAATGTATAATCTTTTGTTTTTAGTGCAAGCTCATCTAGATTCGTAGTTCCAATTAAATTAGTTGCATCTGGATTGAAATAACGAAGTTTTAGTTCGCTTCCGTCTTTTTCTACCCATGCTAATTTACCATCGTCTAACGTTACCATATTGGTATTTACATTAGTAGTAAATCTTTTACTACCATAAGACCAAGACATAGATTTTAAATCTAATACTAATACCTTTTGATTTTTATTTGCTATTATAATATGTTTTTCTTCTGGTATAAAACCTATAACATTGTCAGCATGATAATAATTAGCTTTCCATACTAATCTTTGCTGTCCTTTATTATCCAATAACATATCTTTGACTTGCTCTCCGTCATATAAAAATACTCCATATTGATTAAACCAAGCTATAAATCCTTCACCTTTTAATACATGGTGTTTTTCTGCTACTCCTTTATAATCTAAACTAGCTTCTAAAAACTCTATATCTCTACTTACGTTTATAACATGTAAAACATTCTTTTTAAATTGCAATAGACGACCATTTAAAGATTCTAATTTTACTATATCATCTCCGTCGTTTATTTCAACATCTATTCTATTCTCAAATTCAAATGTGTCAAAATTATTTACATTAGATTTAAATACAGTATCATTACTTGTCTGTAATTCTCCAGTAATTGGGTCTTTGTATTTAACATTACCAACATAAAGCTTTCTGTTTAATATTGTTCCAGTTTTGTAAGAAGTTCCAGTGGGTCCAATAACAGAAGGGTCTATTTCTAATGCAACCTCTGTTTGTAAAGGGTCTTCTATTCCTTGACCATACAAGCCTGCTCCGTATTGTATGTGGTAACCTAAGTCTTCACTACTAGCAGTTAGAAGATTTTCTGGCCATGCATAAAACTTTTGAGAATTAGTAGAGGGAGCAGTTATTGCTCCTAACTTTTGGTAATCCTTGGCTCCTGGTATTCTCCAACCTTTTCTTAAATCAATCTCTAAAAGCTTATATTTTACATTTTGTGTTGCAGTCATTGTACTTGTTGCATCACTTGCAATTCCATTAAAACCGTCGTTTGTTTTATTCCACAATATGTGCATACATTTTAAACGAGGTTTATTGGGTATATGTCCAAACATATTAAAATACAATCTATAATTTGTTTGAGCTCCTAATCCTTCTGGTGCTACCATTGTAGATTTATACTCTATTTCACTAAGTTGTCCATCTAAATATTCATATTGTACAAATAAGTTAATTTTATCATAAGCTGAAGCAAACCATGTTCCATGCGTAGCATTTCCTACAGCAGCATTATTTGGAATAGTTCCATCAAATCTATTTTCAGTTCCAGCCCATATATTTACAACTAACTTACCTGTGTTATTTGTATGTGTTAATTGTCCGTAAGGTACTCTTATAACTTCGGTATTAACTACACTTCTATTTCTATGTAATATTGCAGCTCCATCTGCGTGATTTGCAGCTGTAGTACCAAATCTTCCCCTGTCAGTAGCGCTTATAGTTAATTGATTACCATTTATTGCTCCTATATGCATAATTTCATTATCTATTTGTATGTAACCACCAAGTGTAAGCTTACCTATATTAGTTATATTAGGAGTTATAGCTCCAGTGCTACTTATAGCTCCATTAAGTGTAGCGCCACTTGTAGAGTTAAGAGGTATTAAAGCTAAATTACTATCATTTCTGTGAATTAATTCTATTTCACTATCAGATGGTTTGTCAATAGTAGCAGTATCTTCAAACCAGCCAACTTTGTCTAATCTTGGTACATTGTTAGTAGTACTAGGATTTCCGTAGTCTAATTTCTCATTTATAAAGGTAAATACCTTAGGAGTATGGTTATCATTGCTAAAATCGGTTGCTGTTACTCTTACATTGCCATCTATGGCTGTATACTCTACATCTGAAGCTGCAGGGCCGTAATCTATTGTTTTTGAGCTATAAGCGTTGTCTGTTTTATCAAATATTTTAATTTCATGGTCTGTTTTGTCATTTATAAGTAACATTTCAGTATTATCTACTGCATTTGTAGTTTGTTCTGGGTCTTTGTCTGATTTAAAATAAAATAATCCATTACCAACTGTAGGAGTAAACGTAGAACCTGATATTGTTAATGTTTTTACAGGACTAAAATCTGCTGTTGCACCCATAACTTTTAATTTGCCTGGAATATCTATAGATAACGAATCAATATCTTGAAATTGATTACCTTCTATATCCCTAGCATTAGTGTGATTATTTAAACCTCCACTATAGTTACTAATGTTTAGAATAGCTTTTTGAGCCATTATTTTTTGCCTTTCTTCAGATTTCTTTTTTTTCTACTATCAATAGGTACGCCAATTAAAGGTTTACCTACTTTATTAGATGTAACTGCTCCTTGTGCACTATTTAAGTCTGCCATCTATTATTTCTCCCCATACAGATGTCTTACCATCTGTAATCTCTACTGTTTCTACTTTAAATTCTCCGTTGTCATACCAATCAACAATAGCAAATGCGTGACCCCAGTTATGTAATCTACCTTTTAGCCACTTATTACTTTCATGTGACATATCTTTTAAACACCCCATAGACCAAGCACCGATGTTACTATTAAGCTTTGTCATAGTATGTCGTTGTATGTCATGTACGTGTCCATACATTACATTCTCTCCGTACGTCTCTAAATGTTTTTTTGCATGATATGTTGTTGCAAACGCACCATGAAAAAATACCAATTTACCTACTTGGATTGGTAAGTTGTACTCTGTATATTTGTATCCTCTTTCTTTAATCCTACACGCTTTAAAAAAGCTGTAGTTATCAAGATAAGGAAACTTATTAGCAAAATTATCCAGCCAGAGATCGTGGTTACCTTGTAATAAATACTTTTCTTTACATCCAACCTCTTTAAGAACTTCATCCCACTCATCTAATCCTTCGTTTACTAATCTAATATCTTCATCCACTATAGGTAATTGAAACTCTAGTGGTGGTAACTTCTTGTCTTTATATTTCCAAGCTGAACAAGATTCCCATTCTCCAACATCACCTAAGTTTACAAATACTGTTGGTTTTATTTTTAATATTGCTTTCTTAACACATTCTACCGCAGCTCTATCTTCTAATGGATAATGCTGGTCTGGTATTACTACACCACGTTTCTTAAGCTTCAAAAAAACCTCCTAGTTTTTTTTCTGTACTTTTTCTAGACTACGCATTCCCCCAAGACCGAGCATCCCAAGGAGTATTGTAGTAAGTGTGCCCATGTCAAACACAGGCAACACAACTTCAATACCATTAGCGTATAGTACAAAAGCCAATAAAGGTTGTAGAATAAAATGATATCCTAACGCTGTTGCACAAATCCATCCTGTAAAGGGCCTCCAGCCGCTTACAAATATAGAATTATGACCAGCTTCTACTTTATTAACTTCCATCTGAGCTTTGTTAATTTCTGCTATAAGCTCAGCTTTTTCTTGTTTATCTAAAGTAAACCTATCAACATTGTCTGAAACCTTGTCAATAAGTGTGCCTATTATATCTAATTTAGGCACTATTTTTCAACATCCTCTAACGCTTTTAAATAGCCTTGTTTTGCTATAAGCATTTCTTTTACTTCAGTTAAACGAGCTTGTCCTTCTTGTATATTCTTTACAAGAGTATTATGCTGTTCAACTAATGTTTCCATTTCGGTTGTTGCTGCTTCTTTTAAACTTACTTCCATTTTTTCTTTAGCCATTAGGCCTCCGTGTTATTTTTTCTTTTTCTTTTTAGAGACTTTACTGTCTTTTTTGCATGGACAAACCATAGCAAATCTTTCTAAGAATCCCATATAGCAAGCTACATGATGTCCTAGCATTCCAATTATTATACCACCTATAAATACTATAAAATCCATTATTCCACCTATTTCCTTTTAATCTTTTATTAGCTAGTTTAAAAGAAATATACCAAATTTCTTGATAAATTTCCACTTCTAAACTAAGCGTCAATTATTTAATTTCTTTTTTAATTTTATCAAAAACTTCTTGTTCATCAAATCTCATGCT